GCCCAGCCACAGGCCACCCTTCCCTCCCCCCACCCCCAGCGTCTATACGGGGGGACCCCCCAAAAATTTTCCTCACCTTTTCCAACGGGAGACAACGATGCGACTGACGGGTGACCGCAACCAGTGCCCGAGCTGCGGGCTGCACTTCAACTCGACCGCTGCCTTCGATAAACACCGCACTGGCAGCTTCACCGGGTTTCAGCGCCGCTGCCTGACCGAGTCCGAAATGTTGGCCAAAGGCATGGGAAAGAGCAAGTCGGGGTTCTGGGTGGGTTCCCCGATGGCCAATGCAGGTGCTCAGTACTGGTCTAAAACGCCCTCCGAGGGGGTGACTGGTACTCAGGTATCCCCAGCAGCATGACAGAGCCTCAGAAGCGGTTACTGAGGGTTTCCTCACCTTTTCTTGGAGAGGGTGACCGCAACAGCTTAAAAGGAGACAAAGCAGATGGCGTATGAACACAAGCCAGGCCAGGGCACCCTGGGGAAGGCAAAGAACAAGACCAAGGACACGAGCCCTGACCTCACGGGCAAGATCAAGCTCATGGACGGCCAGGAGTACTGGATATCGGCCTGGGTGAAGAAGTCGAGCAATGGTGGGGAGTTCTACTCGCTTGCTCTTGGCCAACCCGTGCAACCGGCGCAGGAGGTCTACTCGGCTGCCCACCAATCGTTCATGCGAACACCTTCGCCCAGTGCGCCGAGCAAGCTCGATGACCCTGACGGCGATATCCCGTTTTGATGAATGAGCTGGCTCTTTTCGCAGGTGCTGGTGGAGGAATACTTGGGGGACATCTCCTTGGATGGAGAACAGTCTGTGCAGTCGAGTGGGAACCCTATCCAGCAAGCGTATTGTGCGCCCGACAAAATGACGGTTTTCTCCCGCCTTTCCCGATTTGGGATGACATACAAACCTTTGACGGAAGACCTTGGCGAGGAATTGTTGATGTTGTATCGGGAGGGTTTCCCTGTCAAGACATCTCTGCCGCGGGGAAAGGAGCAGGGATTGACGGAGAGCGAAGCGGGATGTGGACCGAAATGGCGAGGATCATTCGCGAGGTTCGACCCCGATTCGTATTCGTGGAGAACTCACCAATGCTCACTTCTCGGGGGCTTGACCGAGTACTCGGAGACTTGGCCTCGCTGGGGTTCGATGCGGAATGGGGAGTGCTGGGAGCGGCAGACGTTGGCGCACCGCACCAGCGAGATCGCATCTGGATTGTGGGGCACTCCAACGACAAGCCAAGACTACAAACCCGTAAGAAAGTTGACTCCAAGCGAAGCAAATGGGACTCACGGAGTGATTCTTGTTGGCAGTGTTGGAGAAAGTTATCCGAACCTGATTGGAAGGTATCTGAAGCCGTTAGTGACCGAATGGCTGATGGGGTGGCCGCTAGGGTGGACCGCCTTAGAGCCATTGGAAATGGACAAGTACCAGAAGTGGCTAGACGAGCATGGGGGAAGTTAAATGCCTAGATCCCCAAGACTAGCCAACCAGGTGCCAAGCCTGAAGAACTGGGGCGGGGTGCGCTCGGTGCAGCGTCGCCTGGAGCGGTCGCAGACCATCATCGAGAACCGTGAGGCGGTGGCCTACAGCTTGCTGTGCATGGCCAACACCAAGATCACCGACATCCTGACCTGGGATGAAGAGGGCCAGGTAAAGGTCAAGGCTGCCCACCAGATTCCTGACCACGCCCTGCAGGCGATCAAGAACATCAAGGTCACCAAGGGCAAGGACGGGGCCTCTACGCTGGAGGTGGAGCTCTACGACAAGGTGGGTGTGCTGCGGCTCTTGGCTAAAGCTTCTGGCCTCTTGGATAACCCTGACGACGGCAGCGAAAAGCCCAGCGTAATCGGCATCAACGTGCAGGCCCCAGAGATCGAAGACGTGCAAGAAGAGCGTGATGCCAGACAGCTTTGATGGCTGGTTGCAGCGCCGTCAGGATGCGCGAACATGGACCGAGGACGAGCTCGCTGTGGCTCGCCTGGTCTGGCGCGAAGCCTGGCGCATAGCGCACAAAGAGCTTGACGACCTACGGGCCCGAATCAGGATTCTTGAAGAAAGGAGCACGCCATGAAAAAAAAGTGGAAGACCTGCTGCCGCTGCGCAGCTCGTATCGAGGCCAAGCCTGGCCGCAAGTACTGCCGAAACTGTCAGAAAGGATTCTTCTCATGAAGACTCGCGTAAGTGGTGTGCCCTACTTCGTCGAACTGCCTGATGGCATGACACGTTGGCAGGTGTTCGCTTCTGGCTTTGCCATCGGTGCCGTGTCAGCAATCATCGGCACCCTGGTAACGTACCGATTGATGAATGAACCTGTACAAACAGTGACCAATGTCACACCCGACCAGATCATTCAGGCCTACAACCGGGGGATTGGTGACGCGCTGAAGACCAACCCTAGCAGCTGGGCGCTTGAGCAATCTTGCCTCGAGCTCTGGGCCAACCAACAGCCAGCGAGGTGAACGTGGGGGCAGATGATCGACAGGTCGGAGGCGACCACTATAAAACCCTGGCTGTTGAGCCCTGGGCAGCCATGCAGGCCTGGATGACGCCAGAGGAGTTTCGCGGGTTTCTCAAAGGCAATGTCATCAAATACCTTGCGAGAACCAAAGGCCCAAACGATATCCAGAAGGCGCACCACTACATGGAAAAGCTGCTCGAGGTCACCAGTGGCAAGAACTAAAGAGACCGGCAGCAAAGAGCTGCCCACCACGGGCCTGAACCTCGACTTCAGGACCTCGCCCGTCGTCTACAACTTCCTGCAGTCCGACGCATTCGTGCGTGGCTTGATGGGCCCCGTGGGGTCAGGTAAGAGCTACGCTTGCGCGGCTGAGGTCATGTTGCGTGCCGTCAGGCAAAAGCCCTCACCTGTAGACGGCATCCGCTACACCCGTTTCGCAATTGTGCGCAACAGCTACCCCATGTTGAAGACGACCACCATCAAGACATGGCAGGACCTATTCCCCGAAAACACGTTCGGGGCAATGTTGTGGACGCCACCGATTACCCACCATATACGGCTGCCGTCACGCGGTGACGCGGCCGGCATCGACTGTGAGGTGATCTTTATCGCCTTAGATCAACCTAAAGATGTCAGAAAGCTGCTTTCCCTAGAGCTCACAGGTGCCTGGGTCAATGAGGCGCGAGAGCTACCCAAGGCGATTGTCGATGGCCTCACCCATCGGGTCGGACGCTACCCCACCAAGCGCGACGGTGGCGCGACCTGGCACGGGATCTGGCTCGACACCAACCCAATGGACGACGACCATTGGTACCACCGCATGGCCGAGAAAGAGAAGATGACCGGCGCCTACGCCTGGAAGTTCTTTAAGCAGCCTGGCGGCGTGGTGCAAGTGGACCCGGTCGATTTGCCTGAAGCACCAGAGGCGAACGACCACGTCTTTGCCTCGGGCAAGTGGTGGAAGGTTAACCCCAAGGCCGAGAACATCGGCAACCTGCCGCCAGGCTACTACCCGCAGATGCTGCTCGGTAAGCAGCTCGATTGGATTCGCTGCTACGCAGGCGGCCAGTACACCTACGTCCAAGAAGGCCGGCCGGTCTGGCCCGAGTACGACGACAGCCTGATGTCGGGCGAAGTCGAATACGACCCCTCTATTCCCCTTCAGGTGGGTCTCGACTTCGGCCTGACGCCAGCCGCAACCATCGGCCAGCGATTTACGAACGGCCGCTGGGTAATCCTGCATGAGATTGTCACCTTCGACATGGGCCTAGAGCGGTTCGGCCAGCAGCTGCTCGCCGAGCTCAACGCCCGATATCCGAAAGCCCAGATCATGCTCTGGGGTGACCCGGCCGGTATGCAGCGCGATGCGATCTACGAGGTGACCGCGTTCGACTACCTGCGCACCCTGGGCCTACGGGCGCAGCCTGCACCAAGCAACGACTTCAAGGTGCGGCGGGAGGCCGCAGCCATGCCCATGCAGCGGCTCATTGTCGGCAAGCCTGGCCTGATCGTGAGCACCGAATGCAAGCTGCTGAGGAAATCCTTGGGCGGCGGCTACCACTTCAAGCGCGTGGCCATCGGCGCCGGCCAGGAGCGGTTCAGGGATGCGCCCAATAAAAACGAGCACAGCCACATTGGCGACGCTTTTGGCTACCTTCTGCTCGGTGGCGGTGAACATCGGCGCATGACCAAGACGCCGCTAGGTGTGAGCGGGCAGTTTGTTGGGCAGGCCCAGGCCGAGACCGAGTTCAATATCTTCGGGTGATATCTCTGCGATATCGCTAAAGACACATTTTGTTCAAGCACCAATAGAATCTTTTGATATGACGATAAGGCCAGCAGCGCTCGATGATTTGGATAGGTTGTTAGCTTTAGGCCGGGAGATGCACGCTGAGTCGTCCTATCGCTCATTAAATTTTGATGAGCGCAAAGCAAGGATGTTTTTGATGAGATTGATGAGCGACCAATATGTTCGAGTGTATGAACAAGACGACAAGATTCTTGGTGGGATGGTTGGCATGAGCGTGCAGCCATGGTTTTCAAATGACCTTTATGCAGTAGACATCGCGTTGTTTATTTCCGCAAAACACCGTGGCTCGTTGGCAGCTGCACGGTTAATCAAAGATTTTGTCGTTTGGGCAAAACAAACCGGGGCAAAACAAATTCGGCCAGGCGTTACTACTGGTGCGCCAGGCACGGCCGCGTCGCGTCTTTATCAGGCGATGGGGTTCACCAACTGTGGATCAACTTTTTATTTGAATGCGAGGTAAATTGCTATGTGTACTGGAGCAGAATTAACAGCCCTCTTTACTGCAGCTGCAACTACTTACGGCGTAACTGAAGCGAAAAAATCAGCTCAGAGAGCGCGCCAAGAATCGCGTGAAGCGTCGGCTGAAGCAAACCGAATAGCCGATGCGGCTCGAATTGATGCGAACAAAATGGCAGAACAAGCCAGGATCGATGCAATCAACCAGTCGCAGACTGAGCTTGACCTCATGCGTGAGACAAGCGGCAAGGAGCTCAAGGAGCTTCAAGACAAGGCGGCATTGGAGGCTGCAGATCGGCAAAGGCAGCTTGACGCTTACAACGTCATGGTTAGAACTCAACAGGAGCAGGCCGTCGTTGCACGCGAAGCTCTGACTGCCGAGACTGCCCGCTTCCAAGAGCAAAAGGCTGAAGCAGAGAAGCAGGCTGCTTCCATCCAAGCGCAGATCGACGAGCAGCGTCGAGAAGCTGGCGAGAAGGCAGCATCCCAGACGCGGGCACGGCGCCGTGGCGGCATTCGCGCTTTGCTGTCTGATGCGCGCTTGAATCCTGAAATCGGCTTGCCAGCAGCTAACGACGGTAAGGTCACAACACTCGGCGGTGTCTGATGGTCCTTAAAGTCCAAAACATCAACCTCGAGCCAGTCCTTAAACCTGACCCGGCATCGCAAGCACTTGCTATGCAAACGACGGTCGAGCTGCCGTCCACGGAAAGGCCGGTTTACAAGATTGGACCGATGCCACCGGCAGATCGCAACCAGGTGTCCCCAATCGCGGGTTCTCTTGATCTAACTCAGAGACCCTCGCAATCGCCAAACTCAATCCAACTCGGGCGGGAGTTGCCGTCCCAGAGGTACGTCAATACTTTTGAAAGACATTTAGCTGAATACGAAAAGCGGGTCGATGAATACAACGCAGCGGTCGATCTCTACAACTCAGGCCAGGGCTTAGACCCCGGCGACTTTGGTGCTGTGTTACCTACGTTTGAGCAAGAACGCTACAGCGCGCTGCTCCTCTCAGAGTTTGAACAAGATCTTGCTGGCCAGAAAGCGCAGTTCGACCTCATCCGCAAAGCGGAAGAAGAGAAGTACGACGAACAGCTCAAAGAGCTCCAGAAAGAACAAGACCTGCTTGCAGAAGAAAACAGGAAAGCACAGGCCGCAGCCGAGAACGCCCAAAGGGTTGCACAAGAGCAGGCCGCTGAAAGCAGGACCGAGCTTGAGCGACGTCGCCGGCAATTTACGGAAGAAACAGAAACCTTGCAACGCAATACCGGGGCGCAGCGCGCTGGCTTTGTGCGAGCACGCCGACTGCGTAATCGACCTTTACTTGCACTCTAGGAGCAAAACATCATGTACGACCGAATGCAGAAAAAAGCGAAAGACAAAATGAAGGGCGGGTTCAAGACCTGCCCAGGATGCCCCACCCCAGCAAAGTGTAAAGCTGCAGGCAAGTGTTTGAAGGGAGACAAGAAATGACTCAGGGTCTCTACGCCAACATCCACGCAAAGCGTAAGCGCATTGCTGAAGGCTCAAAGGAGAAGATGCGCAAGCCTGGCACCCCCGGTGCGCCGACTGCCGATGCGTTTAAGAAGGCGGCAAAAACGGCAATGAGGAAGAAAAAGTGAACACATGGCTGGCCATTGTGGTGTTCTGCATACAAGGCGAATGCGCATTCATGGTCAGCTCAAAGCAGGTACTGCCAACAGCGCGAGAGTGCGCCGACAAGGTTGGCGAGTACCTGACCATCCTCAAGGACTACGGCGCTGACATGACACTGCCGACCTGCATTTATTTGAAATACAAGATCACATGAGCGAACCGATCAAAGATCCTAAAGGTGGGCTAACCGCAAAAGGTCGGGCCTACTTCAAACGCAAAGAGGGTGCGAATCTGAAACCAGGCGTTAAGGGCGCCGCAGATACGCCCGAAAAAATGCGCCGCAAGGGTTCGTTCTTGACCAGGTTTTATTCCAATCCCAGCGGGCCTCTGAAGAAAGACAACGGTGAGCCTACCCGCCTCGCACTAGCCGCCCGAGCATGGGGTGAGCCGGCGCCGACCAATGCAGCGGGTGCAGCTCGGCTGGCTGCGAAAGGTCGGTCACTTTTAAAACGATACGAGGCGCAGAAGAAAAATGGCTGAAGTCTACGAAAAAGGCAAGAAGTACGAGGGCAACCGGCTTAAGGTTGAAGACATCATCAAGCGGGCCGAGGTGGCGCAGCGCAAGAAGGACCTCTTCGAGGACCTCTACCGCGACGCCTACGAGTTTGCCCTGCCCCAGCGCCAGTTGTATGGCTACTGGGAAGGCAATAGCCAGGGCAACAAAAAGATGGCCCGAGTGTTTGACTCCACGGCCATCAGTTCGACCCAGCGTTTTGCCAACCGACTGCAGTCGGGAATCTTCCCCCCGCAGCGCAAGTGGGCGCGTCTTGAGCCCGGCCCCGATATTCCTGAGGACCGACGCAGCCAAGCGCAAACAATCCTCGACATTTACGGCGAGAAGATGTTTGCCGTGCTCAAGCAGAGCAACTTCGACATCGCTATTGGCGAGTTCTTGCTCGACTTAGCGGTGGGCACAGCCGGCATGTTGGTGATGCCTGGCGACGACGTGAGCCCGATCAACTTCATTCCCGTGCCGATGTTTCTCCTCGCTTATGAGGAGGGCGCCAACGGCCAGGTAGACAAGATCTACCGCAAGATGCGCATGAAGGGCGAGGCCATCCAGCAGCAGTGGAAAGACGCCGAGTTTCCAATTCAAGTCAAGCAACGCATTGAACAAAAGCCCACCGACGACGTGGACCTACTCGAGGCCACAGTCTACGATTCAGAACGCGGCGACTGGTGTTACCACGTCATCGACCAGGTCTCGAAAGAAGAAATTGTTTACCGACGCATGAAGGGTTCGCCGTGGGTGATCTCACGCTACATGAAAGTCTCAGGCGAGGTGTATGGGCGCGGCCCGCTGCTTACTGCCCTGCCCGACATCAAGACCTTAAACAAGACGCTTGAGCTGCTGCTGAAGAATGCGAGCCTGGCTGTATCGGGCGCCTATACGGCAGCCGACGACGGCGTGCTCAACCCGCAGACGGTCAAGATTGTGCCGGGCGCGATTATTCCCGTGGCGCGTAATGGTGGCCCCCAGGGCGACAGCTTGAAACCCCTGCCCCGCTCGGGCGACTTCAACGTCAGTCAGATCGTGATCAACGACCTGCGCATGAACATCAAGCGCATCCTGCTTGATGAGAGCCTGCCGCCTGACAACATGTCGGCAAGATCGGCCACCGAGGTGGTCGAGCGCATGAAGGAGCTCGCGCAGAATTTGGGCTCGGCGTTCGGCCGTCTTATCAACGAGACGATGGTCCCGTTGGTTGGTCGCATCCTGCAGGTGATGGATGAGCGCGGTCTGATCGACATGCCGTTGCGAGTCAATGGCCTGGAGGTGAGGGTCGCCCCTGTGGCGCCGCTTGCCATGGCGCAAAACATGGAAGAGGTCAACGCCATTCTGCAGTACCTGCAGCTGGTCGGGCCGCTCGGGGCTGAGGGTCAGCTCGCCATCAAGACAAGCGCCGTGGTGGACTACCTGGGCGACAAGCTCGGGGTGCCTGCCGCAGTCCGAAATGACGCGGCTGAACGCACTCTGCTCATCGAAGAGCGCGCAGCTGCAGAGCAG